CTTAATCAACGAGTCCTCTATTTCCCTAACTCTTATTCTTTCCGCCATGTCTTGAGGGGCAACCAAGAAAGGCATAAGGACTGTTTTAATAGTTTCTTCGGGAAGTAAAAGATACTCGTCAAGTACTAGAATGTTTGCTCGAAATCCACGAATCTTTTCTCCGCTCAAAGGTATAGCTGTTACGCTTCCTCCGTTAATTCTCCACTCAAACTGATCATTACGTTTAGACTTTGCTCCGAAAGCTTGCGCTAGCAACTCAGCCCCTTTAGTCTCCACTATCTTTTCTAGATTCTGGAAAATAAATCTAGCAGTACGAAACGTTGGACCAGCTACAAGGATTTTTGTATTCGGTTCAAATATGCATTGAAGAAAACAATAAATAGACGCGATAAAAGTTTTCCCGCATCCGCGTCCCCAAACGCACATATTAAAATTCCTATTAAAAAAACCTTTAAGGGTAACTTCTTGATATGGCGCCAGTTTTATTCCGGAGATCAACTCTACCGTAAACCCTAAGTTGGCCCTTAGAAATTTCGCTAGCGTTATCTTCGCCTGCTTGGATTCGAGCTCTCCTTTTAAATCTAGCAGTTCTAGATTAGTGTCGTTTACGACTCGATTATACTTCTCGTGCGCGTACCACATATTTAATCATTCATAACAGTTTCGAATCATATGCATATTGCAGATCTACTTTTGCATACTTGCAATTACTAAAGAATATCCTTTTCATTACTCTTATAGACTCTTGTCTGTCTTTAACAAAGAGAAACTGTACATTGGGGTATTCTTGAATCACAGTTCTTATATTGTGAAAAATGTGTTGCGGATTAGTTCTTATGTTTTTGTAGGTTCTTTTAAGCTTGTGGAACATTAAACTCGCATTATAATCGCTCTCCACAAGAACAATCAAATTAGCGTTTTCCGTTTCAGCCCTTTCTATTTCATCACAGAACCTTTCATATCCGCCGCTCAAAGTACCGATTAAATCTTGAATAGATTTTCTTTCTATATAACAATTACAAGTCAAGTCCTTGTCGCTGAAGGCATAGTCTCCATATTTCAAACCCTTAACCTCTGTAGGATAGTCGTCAATTTCCAAAGGACGCTGTTCCCTTGTGTCTATATAAATTTTCCCCCCTTCATATTTTTCCGGGGAAAATTCCAACGGTTTAGAAATAGTTTCGTATTTTGTAGAAAGTCCAACTTCTTCGCATATTTTATTATAATCCCCAAATACTTTTTGGTAATAAGCTACAGATGGGCTCATTAAAGATCTGAGCTCGACTTGGCATGGGGCGAATTCTAAGTCTTTCTTTTCTTTTCTGTTGATGAGGAAATTTTTAAAATACGTTTTAGCAGTTTCTGGAGCAACGTGAACCATCCATTTTTTCAGATTGGTTTTATTATTAAATTCTGAAGCGAAATAATTATCCTTGTTTGTAAAGTTTATTAGTTTGTTGTCATATTTATCCCTTCTAGGGAAATATTTATAATAATACTCTTTGACCTTAAGCTTGTGAGCTTTTAAGTGAGCGTGAAGACTTCTGTCTGAGGTAAAATCTTTTCCGCATTCTCCGCATTTAACCATTTAATACCTCCTCTTCCGTTAGGCCCATGATCCTACATTTAATTTCATCCATACTAGAGAGCTTGTCCACTTCTTCTTTTAACGCCTTTTTTCTTATTTCAGCAAGTTTGATCATTTTATGCCTAGATTCTTCATCTCTCCACATTTCAACAAGGTTTAAAATTGAAGCGTTTTCCTTGATCTGTTTGCTGAGCCTCTGGCTTCGTTTTTCTTTAAGTTCGTTTAAGAGTTTCGTTTGTCGATTTACGCATTGGTTGTATTCTGTTTGAGCAGTGTTAATTGATTCGACTAAGCTCATAGCCATCTTTTTCCCTTCGGTCTCTTCGGCCGCTTGATCGAGTAATTCCTGAAGCCTCTCTACTCTTATTTGAATATTAGATGCAATAACAACTTCTGCGGACAGAACTATGTATTGATCAACCTCCTCTTGCGTTAGATCTGGTTTGTCGTGAGTATATCTAACGAAACTACTTTCGAAAAGCTCCCGGTTACATTTAGAGGTATAGTTAGATATTTGATGCAAAAATCTGTAAGTATGCATGTACGCTATAAGCCTAGAAATATTTTTTTTATCTGAAGTTTTAAGGTTATTTCTATCTATACCTTCGTGGACATATTTATTAACTCTCGAAACAGCTTTAGTTTCGTTCTTCGGGGGCGAATAGTCGCTAGGGGAAACTTCTTTTATTATTTCTGATAAAACAACTTTACTGTCAATAGTCTTAACGAATTCGCTACAAGCCCGAAATCTCATGTCTGAAGGGTTTATTTTCTCGCCGAACAAGGAAGAGCTCATATCGGAGACTTTCATTGTCGAACAATTGTTATACAGGAAGTCTCTTTCCTCTTGAGTCAGTTCGTAGGCCTCTTTCCTGTCGGACGTTGCGACGGTTTTTTTTCCTTTCGAAGCTAAGTGCTTTTTTATTGCTCTGCCGTAGATGCTTCTACCGTCCCTAAATTTTTCATCAATATCAGGAAATACTAAAGCTACCAGCTCTTTTATTGCTGTTATACCTTTGTTTTCGTAAAAGCCGTCAACCGAGGCTTCTTCTTCTTTGCTAAGAAGGATTTCTTCTTTCTTTTTCATATATGCATATCCTCCGATACTATTTCTTTGGCTTTTTCTATAATGGATTTTTTTATGTTTTTGATTTGTTTGTATCCGGGGCTTCTGTTTTTTTCCGAGGTTTTATATCCTAGCATTTTCGCTACTTCTTGTTCTGATTTTCTTTTTAAAAAAAGGTTTTGGTAGACTATCCATTCGTTTTCTTTTAGTTTTTCTTTGAGGCGCGCGTTTAGTTTTCCTAATACTGTATCGAAATCAAATTCCTGTAGTTGCATATTTTCAGTTTCATGCTCTACCGATTCCAGAGGCGAAGGGAGCTTGGTCAGATACGCGGCTTTTTTTGTTTTCTCCCATTGAGCAAATAGCGGACAAGCAGAACTTTGGGTTCCGTAGATGTAGCATAGAGAATCGGACTCTGCGGCTGCGCATTTTAAACAAGGTCTACAGTAATTTCCATAATTGTTCCTGATCAAATTTTTAATTTGATTAGAGATAAGAGTATTTATCCAAGGAGCTAAAGCTTTAGACTGATTATATAAATGCCACTTCTTAAAAATATGAATTCTAATTATCTGAGAAACATCATCAAAATCCATCCAAGAAAGAGCAGTTAGGTTCCATCTGCTTTTTCTTTTCCTTATTTCTGAATCAATTTGCTCTATGCAATCTTCAAATTTAAGCTTCTTTTTTCTCGGCATCCTAAGACTTCTTTATGCTCCCTGCATCGTTTAAGAAGTCCTTCTCAATATTCGCCTTATTATAACTAGGATCTCTCTCTCTAGACCCTTCCGCTTGTTCCTCTGTCGCGCTTCCTATGATGTCCCCCAGCTTATGAACATTCGCGGAAGAGGTTTTCAGATCGAATTCCAACGAATCGATCCCCACCTCAAAGAACTCTTCGTCATCTTCTATCTGCGCTTTAGCTTCAACAGGTTTGGGTACAATTCGCTTTTTCTTTACATCAGACGGAACTGAGGTGCTCATATAAGACTTACCGCAGTTAGCGCAAAATTTTGGCTTCTGCATGGAGTACGAATGTCCGGATCCACATTTACTGCAATATAGTTTCATAAATGAATTTACACTATATATTCTATGGTAAAAAAAACTTTTTTCTAAAAAAAAGTGTGTAATCTTTAAAGATATGGAAAACGTCAAGTTCAAAAATTCGGACGGAGTGGAATACGAGCTAATATGGAGAAAGCCCCATTATACTTATAACGCAGATGGTTTATGCCACTCTCCGGAAATGGACAATCCTAAGATCCTAGTAGACCCAAAGCTTAAGAAAAGAAGGAAATTAAGCACTTTAATAGAAGAAGTGACTCACGCTTTCTTTTGGGATAAGTCCGAGAAAGAGGTTGGAAAGTTCTCCTCTGTCCTAGCTGGATTAATTAATAAACAGATTAAGTAATATTCACTTCGGAGAGTTTTGATACGATAAACTTAGTTAATTCTGACCTTACGATATCTTCTTCGCTGAATTCGAAAGTATGGATTCCTTTCTCTTTACTCTCTTTGTTGTCGAAAACGTGATAGATTTTTTCGAAGCCTCCTCGGTTTCCGTTTTTTAAATCTGTCTGCATAGGATCAGCTGTTATAACACATCTAGAATATTTACCGATACGAGTCAAAACCGTAACTATTTCCCGAAAAGAGCTATTTTGAGCCTCGTCAAGCAATATAGCTTTTCCATTCCAGCTCATGCCTCTGGCGAAATTAACCGGATGAATAGAGACTCTTCTTTCCTTTTGAAGTTTTTTTACTGTTTCTTCGCTTAGTAATTCGTCTAATTTATCCATAAATGGTAAATTATAATAATGGAGCTTTTCGTCAGCGTCTCCGGGAAGAAAGCCTAGTCTGGCATCAGAACTCTCTACCGCAGAGCGCATATAAAGAATATCTGAGACCTTACTTTGATTTAGGAGGTTTAAAGCCGCATATACTGATATTAGAGTCTTAGAGCTGCCCGCGGGGCCTTTGCATAAAATAAGCCTAGTAGATTTATCTAGCGCAACTTCTAAAAAACTCTTTTGTTTGTTTGTCCAAGGTAATTCTTCTATGTAAAAGTTATCCTTTGGTTTAATTGGGTCTCTTTGGTGAATTTTGATTTTTCCGTTTGTAACTTCGAGAGAATCAAAGTCTCCCGCGCTTTTTACTTTAGGCATCTTCATGTTATACACTATTTTAAGTGTAAATACCTGTGAGGATTATGAACGAAATCACAAATGCAGCGCCTCAAGCCGTTAACTTATTAAGTCAAGGAGTAACTACAGAACAAGCGGAAAAAGTGGCTCAGGACTTAGTTGGTGAGTATGGATGGCTTATAATAGCAGCACTTATAGCGATCTTAGCGAAAGACATGATCGTAAATTTCGCGCAAGCATTATTAGTGTTTATGGGGAGTGATTTTAATAATGACGACATAATATATATTTCAGGTCGTCAGGCACGAATAGTGAGGGTAGGTATAAGGACAACCTGCTTTTACATGACAGACAGATCGTCTAAAATGGTCGTTCCTAATGAGCAATTAAAACAGTTAACTATAGAAAAGAAACTAGTGCAAAACGGGAAAGTCCCGTACCTGCCATCAGGAGGAGATCCCGGGTATATAGGAACCGAAGAGGTCCTTATTCCGCCACCTCCGACACAGGTAGAAGTGATCGAGAAAGAAAACAATAAAAGAACCACAAGAAAATAATTTAGACACGGTCTAGTTAGACTTGGACCACTCCCTAGGAATAGGATAATCAGGAGTATTTTCTTTCGTCATCGCTTCAATCCATTCAGAACTAGAGTTTTCACTCAGTAGTCTATGGTGCCCCGTGTTAGTGTTTTCATGAGGCATCCATCTTCTAGCGAGCGCGAAAAGCTGAGCCTGTTCATAACTTAAAGCAGACACTAAAAGACAGAATTTTCTCAACACGGACTGTTTTGGTGGGGGATTTATGCCTCGTTCAACCTTTCGCCACATTTCCTTGGAAACGCCAAGCATAATACACATCTTCGCAGTGTCTTTGAAACGTTTTATTCTAAGCTGTTTTAAATATAAATGAAATTCCATTAAACCAGTATATCTAATTGTTGATTAAAGTAAGCGTCCATTAAAGCGTTATATTCTACCGTACTTGCTTGATTATGATATTCGTGTTTTTGTAGATAAGCATTTTCTAAAGCTCGTCTCACTAAACTAATTGATAACATGTTATTAAATCTAACGTGCCGTATTTGGGTCGCTACGGCCGCTTTTGGGGGCTGCGGCCCTCCTTGACCTATGGGGTGTACGCCTTCAATGTTCATTGGTTCCGTTTTTAAGCTTTAACTTCTTTAGGCGTTTCTTTTCATTCCATTCGTATTTAGCTCGCATTATTTCTGACCCCCACGTTTTTCTGTCGAAGGTGATTCCCTCTCTGGTGAGTGCAATAAACCATGCAAGTCTATGCCCATTAGGAGATATCCAAATACCGGGTTCTTCATCTTTAGTATACCCCTTCTTCTCGAGTTCTTGAGATGCTTCTGTACGTGTCATCTTTTAAAATCCCAGTGAAGGTACAGGACCCAAAGCACTAACATAAGAACCCCAACAAAAGCTCCACTTGCTATTATTGCATACCCCTTCCATGATTTCTTGAATTCTCGCCTCAGGTAATAATAAAGATTTTTCCACGTTGGTTTTCCAATTAGCTTAGCCATTACATGCTTTAGTTAATGATATTATAGCTATAAATACAACTATTCCAATAGTTATGTAAAGGTCGTTTTCTGGAAACCATTGGTTGCTTATCTTTTTTTTATTTTTTTTACGACCCATTTAAAACCTTGTATAATTACTTCTGATAAAACAAACGGACTTATAACTAACCACCCGAAACCTATGGCGCACTTATCTATTAGGCTAGTGGGCTCCCATGCCTTTTTCCATTTTACTTTAATAGGTTTATTCTTTTTTTTTATCATTTCGTTTATACTGCCTAGGGTTTCCTTGTCAGCGCTCCATCTTTCGTCTTTCCATGAAATGATAGTTATCTTCACCTTATTCCCGAGCCAATTCTGACAATAGGAATATTTAACGCGAGGTTTGTTGGACCTTCCACTTGTCTCAGCTCCACGAGAAAATCTTGCATAATCCGGTCGTCGTCAAGCTTTTTTTTCTCGGCTAGCGAAAAAGTACTCGAAAGAAACCCCAAAAGTACTCCGATTACAAAAACAAC